TGTAGTCCATTACTAGCTGTATAAAAGAAACATTCAAAGGTAAACGCTTGTGTGCCTATTGTTTGGGCGGCACTTAGAGAAAGATAGTTACTGCCAGAAAAAGTTAAACTACCGCCACTTGTTACATTAGCTGCGTGTAACTGACTCCAACGTTTTGCAGATTGACCTAGATCATACGTGTTGTTTATTCCCGGAATAATATCTTGTGTAAAATCTGGAGCCACTGTAACAACATCTAAAGGACTATCTCCAACTATGATATTGTCTGCTGCTGATAAATCTCCAGTCAGTACAGTATTACCAGTGACCACTAGGTTACCTAGTATACTGGTACTGCTTTGAATATTTATGGATCCAGATGCATTGGGATTAAGCACAACATTACCGTTGGTAGTGTAATTTTTAATTACATTACCGTTGATTTCGAGTTGTGCTGTTAGTACCCTGTCAAGATTAATAACAGCGCCTGCTCCAACAGGACTAATATTAATGGGTCCCACAACTGTTGATATAGTGCCGTTGGCGTTGAATATAAGATTGTCAAATATTGCTTGGTTGTCAACTATTAAATCTGTAGTTTTTACATATCCGTTGATGTTGAGAGCTGTTGTTGGATTATTTTTATTTAGGCCGATGCGTGAATTTGTAACATCTAGATACAACAGATCAGTTTCAAAAGCAAGGTCCTCACCGGGATCTCTTTCTAAATTTGATGTTAGAATGGGACCGCTTATTCTACCTAGTTGCGTCATGATTAATTAGCGTAACCGTAATACACAGTGACCGTTTTGCCAATAGGCACTGCATCAGAAAAACTTATATAATATCCTGAAGGATAACTACCTGCGCCACCGTAAAAACTAGCAGAGGGAACGCCAACAGGTGTAGTGACTATGGTAAAATTTGTGCCGGCAATCTGCCAAACATTTTCTACCAATACAATAATATTGTTGGCATTGGCTGTATAATCAGGAGCATAGGCAGGAACCAGTGGTCCAAATTTTGTTTCTATAAAATTTCCAGGGCCTAGCGTAGACTGTTGAATTATTGAGTTAGTTGCGGAACCTTTGACTGTTTCCCAAAAGCCTGCAATATAACATTCTAACTCATCTGTGGTGGTATTGTAACGCAACATTCCGTTGGCACCATCGGGCATTTCTACTCCGGAAAGATTTGGCTGTTGTGCTGTTGTGCCTTTTGGCAGTCGTAGGCCGCCTGTACCATCCATGGTGTAACGACCGTAGGGATTTGCCTTAAAGGCATTGTCTTTAAGGCCAAATCTGCTGGTATTTTGTGTCTTTAGGAATTTCATACTGGTAATGTGCTTACAGTTATAGTTAATAATCCACCGACTCCGCCCGTGGAACTGGCCTGAGCCTGAACAGTATCTCCGTTGCTTAAAACTACTCTTTCTTCGCTGAAAAAAACTGTTTCACCTGCAGGTACTGTCAGCTTGCTGACTATTCTTGTGGCTTCAGTGCCGCTGCCTCCACCACTTGGAACCAAATATAAATCTAAATCGCTAGCACGAGTAGTTTCATTGGTAAGGTCTACTGCTCCGGTGTTGCACACAATAATTGTGGTAATTGCATTGTCGCCAGAGCTTGTGTAAACTGTGGTTAATGCTGTTGTTGTTAATCGTGTGTTTGCGATTGCCATTTGTAATCCTTAAAATAACATACTGAAAAGTAATGCTCTATTTTTACTTATTAATTCATCAGTGGTAAAACTGGCATTTACTGTACCATTTAATTCTTTACTGGGTCTGGTATTTCTAAAACTTAAACCTGTGGTACCCGTTCCTGGCGTAGATCCGTAAAGTATAGATGTGCTGCCGACCTGTGTTACCGGACTTCCATGATATTCAAAACTCATGGCATACGAAATCACAACCTTGCCTGTGCCATTGGTTTCTAATCTTATGTTGGCGTTGGTATTGTCTGACTGAATAACCACTGCGCTTTGATTTTCAAAACCGGTAAGATTTGTTGAAATTGGGCCTGGGTTGAAATTACCTGACATAGCTGCTTCTACATCGGGTACTACAGGATCTTCAGTAAAAATAGTAAGACCTGTCATTTCGAAATGATCTTTAGTCATTACTGCCACACGTCTGTTGTCAACAATAAAAGCAATTTGACTGTTTACAGGTTGAGCTATATACGGTCCTATTGCAGGTGAAAAGGATGCTGCTGGTAGTGCATTCTCTTTGTCGAATACAATGACTCTGGTATCGTCTTTAGTGATTTGAAATGTAGGATTTAATTGAATTGCATCATCTACATAGCGTTTGTTCGGAACATCGTCATCGTCTAACACTCGCTGTTCGTAGTTCACCGTTCCTGTTACTTTTACCACTCCTGTGCCTGCACCAATTAGAATTAGGTCGCCGTCGTCAGTGGCAGCGTCAGTGAGAATCTGTGACAGTTTTAATTTGCTATCAGTATAATTAAAACCGTCTTCAGGAGTACCTTGAGCTATTTGCCAAGTTTCATTAGCTTCGTCCCACAGCAAAGCAGTTGGCGCAACTTGACTAGAATCGATGTTATAACCTCGATCTATCTGTACGCCAGAATAACCTAGTGTAACACCTTGTCCAGTTTCGCCGTAGTTGAGAATAATAATATTGTCTTGAACATTCAAGTTTGTGGCTTCAACCGTGAGTGTTTCTCCCAATACAATGAGATTGCCAGTTATTCGGACTTCACCTACATTAGGACCGGTGTCCAGCAGAATAGTACTGCCTTCTCCGGTTTTAATATTGTAGTCACCGCTAGATTGTACTGTACGTCCACTCAGTGCCATATACTATCCTTGATTAGCTAACTTGTGTTAGAACAATATAGTCTGCTGAAGAATCGCTTTCTAAGTACCATGTGTAACGAACACCGTCATGGTTAGTAGCAGTATTGTCATCTTCACCTCTATGAATGCCGCCACTTAGTACTGGCACAGTTGGAAAGCCGTAAGCTAAACGTTTTGTTAGTTTACGGATTGGTACTAGACCAGCTGAAGTTCCTTCTAACTCACCACCTGCTGTTCCAGATACTGGGGAACCACGCATTAGGATTTCACCGTTGGCGTTTGGTGTTGTGTCGACCAGTTTACCTACTTTTCTAATACCGTCATAGAATAATGCTACACCAGCTCCTGTGGCTGTAGCTGCATTGGAAATAGTGATAGAACTAGAACTAACAATTGATTCTATTACAGAACCGTCTGGAATTCCTACTCCGTGTATACTAGCCCCAACTGTAAATTCATACTGAGCATCTGTGGGGTCTGTACTTACTGAAGCAATTGTTTTACTGCCTGACGTGGTATTTCCAGTTACAGCACTAGCCATACCAAATTGTCTTGCAACAACAAATGTGTTTGCACCTCGTTGTTTAACAATAGAATAGTCTGTAGCTAATGCACTGCTAAAATAACCGCTTACTGTAATTCCAGTATTTGTACCAACACCATTTCTAATAACATCAGTACCAAATATATCTTTCTTTAATGAACGTCCCATTTGTTTCTCCTAGTGATTTTTTAAATCATACGCGGCGGGTTCCGCATAAGTCCGATTTTACGGCTCTTACTTTATGATACTTTATTTATCCGCGACTTAGCATAGCCATCAGTTCTAGTTTTTCAACTGTGCCTAATACTTGATTGATAGCGTCTATTTCTAGTTGTGCTTTTTCCAAGTAGCTTCTATTGTGTGTTTGTCTATGCATGACCATAATTTTACTGTGCTGTTGTATATGCGAGTCTATAATTTTTTCTATTTGATAGACATCGTGTGCAAACATAGGAAAACGTTTGCGCCAAATCAAGAACTGTTTTCTTAATTCTGTAAAGTCTTTATCGCTTTCTATTTGCATCAGATATTTAAGTCAAACAAAAAGGCTCCGAAGAGCCTTTTTGAATTTTGTTGTAAAAGTCAGCTATTAAGCAAACTTAACATTACCGCTGGTGATAGCAACGTTAGCCAAGTAGTCAGCTGCGTTACCTAGAGATGATGCTGTGTTAGTCAATTCAACATAGCCATAACGTGTCATGAATGATACGACTGGTTCGAATGTTGATGGATCTAGTACAACTCCACTGCTCATCAATGGAATGTATGGGCAGTAGAAAGCGGCTGCATCAGATTCTGAAGAACCTTTGTAACCAATTAGCACTGGAGCACTGTCAGCGGCATAACCGTTAACATAGATCTTCATAGCACTGTTCAATGTACCAACAAACTTGGTGTTTGTAGGAGCTTCGAATGTACCTTCTGTTGTTCTTGCGAACGCAGAAGTTGTAGCACTTTGTAGAATTGTCAATGCAAACGGACTAACAACTGCAAAGTTGCCTGCGCCACGACGTGTACGCTGTGCAATGATGTTGCTAGCACGATTGATCTGAACAGCTAGAGCAGCGTGTTCGTCACCAACGAAAGTAGCAGTACCACTAACAGTAGCTTGGTCGTATGTTAGTACGGCTGTACCAGATAGTGTTGTCAAGCTACGTAGAACTTCTTGATCGATCTCAGCTGTGATCTCTTGTGCAAGAGCAGCCATGATTTCTGCTTCGATGTCAATGCCTTGTTGGGCTTGTGCATCTTGAGCAGCTTCAAACGTCCAGCGAGCAGACAATTTACGTGTCTTAGCTTCAACTGTTTGTTTCAAGATCTGAATGCTCATTCTGTTACCAGCTGCACCTTCTTTGGCTGCTGTTGCATCAGCTCTGCCATTTGTGTTACCAGAATATCCTTCTGCAACCTTAAATGGTGATAGAGCTTCTTCACCAGCACTTGCACTGTCACCAGTACTGCCTGTGTAGTTGTCTGCGTAACGAACACGTAGAGTGTGGATTTGACCCACGGGGCCAGTCATAGGCTGGACACCTACCAACTCGTTAGCGATAACTGTTGGCATTACACGTCTAATGACGGGTAGAATAACACGGTTAAGTGTTGCAATATTGCCGGCGGATGTGGCTCCAGCAGTGGCACTCTCTGCCAAATACTTGCGGGTATTTTCTAGAGTAGTTGCCATTACTGAACGCTTGTTACCTTGAAGACCTTCTAAAAGAGCTTCTTTGGTTTCCGACCAGCGTGACTCGAGTAATTGTGACATTATAGTTCTCCTTAAACTTTTAGTCCCGCAAGCCTGCGGATGTCAATGATTTCAGCAGTTTTATCTTCGCTGCTGATTGATTGTGCCTGTTTGTTGCCTGTGATTTCTTTTGATTCTGTAAGTGATTTTTTGACTGGCACTCCACCATCCATTACAGCTGGTAAGTATTTGTCAAAAGCCACGTGTAGTCTGTCAGTTTGAATAGATTCAAGCAACTGTTTCATTACTTGTTTTTTATCGCCGCCGAGTGGACCAAGCAATTCGTTCATTGTTTCTTTACGAGTGGCTGAGTCTTTGGCAATGCGTAATTCTGTTTCACGACTTTCAACTAATTTTTGTGTGTCTGCAACAATCTTTGCTGCTTCTTCAAGTTCTTGCTCTTTTACGGCAAATGCTTTTAGAAGTTTAGCGGTTTCTGATTTCTCATTAAGATGGCTGGCAGCATATTCGCTAGCAAAACTTTCAAAAATTCTGCGACCAAAATCATTTCTACGAGCAGCTTCAATGTCTTCACGCAATTGATGCATTTCAGATTTAAGTCCTTTAGAGACTGTTTCTTCAATGATTTTTGCAGAACGAGCAACAAAATCTTTCTTGATAGCTTCAAACTTGGCCTTGCTTTCGCGAACCAATTTTACTTTGGTTTCGGCTAAATCTTTCTTATCTGCGTGGAATTCTGCGATTTCTTTCGCTAGGGCATCCACAATAAAGGATTCTAATTGTGTTACATTGTGTGCTACACGTTGGCGATCTTCATGCAATTCAGCCAGCTCTTTACGCAGATTGTTCATGACAAATGATTCCATTGCGGTGGAATCTTGTATCATTTTTTCTGCATAACGTGCTCTGGCATCAATAAGTCCTTGACGGTCTTCAGCTAGCTCGCCTAGTTCCGCTTGTAGGCGGTCCGTTAGCATAGCTTCTACAGCTTCAACCATAGCAGACTTGTCGTGTTCGTACTTTTGTGCGAACTCTTCACGAAGTGTTGCGGTGACGTGGTCACGGTTTTCTTGAATTCTGCTTTGCCAAGCAGTTTCAATTTCCGATTTTATTTCTTCGGAAATCACATTGTTTTCAAACAATTGTTTTACGATGTCTAGCATGTGATTCTCCTACTGTTATTTGAGACCTCTGATGATTTTCACCAGATTCTCTGCTAGGTACTTTTGTGCCTTGGGGTCGCCTTGAACTTCTTTTGCCATTGTAAATGCCTTATATCCACCTGTTGTATTCATCAAGTGTTCGTATACTGGTGTAGGATAAGCTCCCGGGGCGCTGGGTTGTGCCACAATGTCTACTGTGATTATTTCAAATCCCTGTACATTACCACTGCCATCTACCTCGCCTGAGCCTCTGCTCGATACACCTAATTTCACTCCCGACTCCAACATGGTCTGTACTAGATTGCCCATTGGAGTGGGAATTATTTTAAGTTTTCCGTAGCCGTTAGGACCATCCATCCACATCTTGGTAATCATATGACTAACACGATCTAGATTGATTTTTAAATCCTGCGGGTGATCCAACTCTCCGCAAACTGAATATCCACCGGAGATCTGTTCGTTGAGCGTCTTGACAGCCTTGCCAATCTCTTGAGAAGAATAAATTCGCTGATTCTGATTGCGGATATCTCCTTGAATGCAGATACCGTTCAGATGCAGCGATTTTTTATCGCCCTCGCCTTCGCTCTCCAAGACAATCTTTGCCTGGTCAAAACTCAATTGTTCACTGAGGGTAGTTTTCACCGTTGCGTCCTATTATCTACGGCCACGGAAAAGACTTGCTTTATCAACTGAACCGGAAGAACCACCTGCTCCGCTGAATTTGCCTTCAGCTTCGCCTTTCTTCTCTGCACCATGACCTGGCTCTTTCTTGCTGAAAGCACCACCTGCCTTGCCGCCTGGAACGTTGATATTACCTGCGTTATCTTCTTTTGGGTTGCCTTTGAATAGGCTAGAACCCTTTAAATGTCCTTGATTAGCTAGCGTTACTGCTTCGTCTTTGCTTTGTGCAATGTTAGAAGCTGTGCCGCCCATGTCGTTTTTGCCTGCTACAATACTTTTTGTGTTAGCAGGACCTGCAGATCCGCCTGTGCCAGAAAATGTGCCTTCTGCACCACCTTTCTTTTCTGCGCCATGGCCGCCTGCAACTTTTTCTACGTACTCACGCACTGTGGCTAGATCGAAATCGTCTTTCATTTCGTCTGGTGGACCCATGTCGTCTCCCATGTCATCACCGTTCATTGCGTCAAATTTGGCCTGTAGTTCATCTACAATAGCGTCTAGATCTTGGAATAATTCTTCTGGGGCTTTGTCGCTCATTTCGTCGTCACCCATTTCTCCATCTAGTTCACCTTCTAGGTCGTCACCCATATCTGGTGTGTCACCCATTTCATCATCAGCTTCGATGGCAATGTCTTCGAAACCTTCTTCCATTTCTTCGTCTTCTTCATCTACTGCTTCGTCGACTTTGTCTTCGTCTTCGTCGTCCATTGCTTCGTCAACTTCTTCGTCGTCTTCTTCAGCAGCTTCGTCTAATTCTGCATCGATGAGATTTTCGTAGATCTCACGAGATTTTGCAACCACGTACTCGTGGAATAATTCTTCTGCTTTGGCTTGATCGTCATTGACCAGGCTTTCGAGCATTTGTTCTAATTTACTTTTATCTGACATGTTTATTCTCCTTAAAGATGATTTGGCTGTCGTGCTTTATTTAACACTAATATTACAAATTAGTGTTAAATGGTAGTTTTTTGATTGATTTAGCTATTGTAAATAACTTCTGGGTAATTTAATTTAAATTCGTGATAGTTGATGTGTTTGAGATTAGGGTGTTGATAGCCCAATTGATCAGGCACAAATGCACCGTCTTCGATCACTCTAACAAACTTGATCTGTCTAAATTCTTTTATAACTTTTTCAGTTTGACTTAGCCAGTTGCCGTGGAATGTAGGAGCATCTGTACTTTTCTTGTAGTTGAATGTGTCTGCATACACATTATTGAATTTCCCACCAGCTCCTTGATAGTCAAACCCCAATATATAGATAGTTTGATAGGTATGTGTACTGGCAAACCATAGTGCAGTAGGACCACTGCTCCAGCCTTTATGCGGGCTAAAAAAATTGATATTTGCTTTGGATGACACACCTTTGTTGGAATTGGTCCATACTTGATGTGTTCTATGATAGCCAGAAGCTATGATTTCATTTACCATCTTGACATCGACTGCCACTAGATAATCTGGGGCAAATTCGCGATACAGGGCGTTGCAACCGTATACGGTGCCTCGTTCTTGAAAGTTTCTAGGATCTACGTTTAGTCTGCTTTTGCCGTTGCCTAGTACAAAAGCCACATCATTCCGCTGGCGCTGCTTCAACTGGTGTTCCATACATTTGTCTTATGAATTCTTGTTCTGACTGTTCTTCAAATTCGTGTGCTTCACTTTGTTGACGCAATTGATTTATTTGTCTAAGTGTTAATCGAATCTTTCTTGTGTCACTTTTTTTGACCACAGAAGAATCTCTGGCGCTGTCGTATCTACGATCAACTGCAAAATCATTGTTGTTGTCGTTGAAATATAAAAATTCTAATAGGAGCATATTGTATTTATATTTTATACTGCTGCGGGTGCTGGGGCGGCCTGATCTTCTGGTGCTGCGGCTTGTTGTTCAGCTGCTGCCGCCATAGCTGGATCAGCTTCTTGATCTTGTGCGCCAGTTTCTGCTCCTAGACTACCCGGCGTAATGCCAATACTACGCATTTCACTAGAAGCATCAGGTGCTGGTTTTAAATTGCCGCCGTTTTCTTCTCTCCACATGCGTTCGTTTTCTTTGATTTCTTCTTCTGATAGTCCTAAGAATCTTTTAAGAGCAAAACGCTTGCTGAGATGCGGCATTTCTTGAACCTGCGAAAATATTGCTGCTCTAGTGGTATCTAGTTCAGCCTGACGATAGGCTGCAAAATTCTGCGGTTCGTTGAATTTTAATTCGAATAAACTGGAATCAATGTTGATACCATTGTTATTCATCCAATATTTGAATTCAACATCAAACGTTTCTACTACCATGGCCTGCAGCCGTTTACAGTATTCATTGAATCTCAGTTCTTGAATATATGCTGTACCCACTTTACCATCTGCTAGGCTGTTAGGCGCTTCATCAACTGCTGTGGGCAAATATGCACTGGGAATTCTTAAAGCACGAAATAACTTGTTGGTAAAATAACGCAGGTCAGTGATTTCTCCTAGATTAGTTCCGCCTGGTAGTGTTTCCACTTTTGAACCACGACCTTCTGCTGTCTGCGGGAAAAAGTAGTCTTCACTGGCACTAAGTGGATTGTAACTGGCATCAACCATGTTTTGTCCGCCACCTGTAGAACTAGGAATGCGTCTTTGTTGTATTTCGTTTTTAACACGTTCAACAAAACTCATGGCCATGTGTGCTGGCATGTTTCCAACGTCTACATAGAAAATACGTCTTTCTGGCGCACGTTGTATACGATAGATAATAATCGCATCTTCTAACAATTCTTTCTGCTTGTAGACTTTGAAAACTGATTCTAGTAATGAATTACCAAACGGGTAGTTGTTGTCCAAGCCTTCACTGAGCGTGATGTGTACCACGTGTTTGGCATCTACTGTAACTTCATTGGTTTGATTGTGAAATCTAGTGCCTGGTGATTGTGCTGCTGCGCCAACCATTCCTCGCCCTAATCCACCTCCACTAGAATAGCTACTTGTACCGCTGGGTGCGGTGTTGGTCGTGTTGTGGGGAGTGGTTGCAATTAATTCTTTAAAATTGAAATTAATGTCTTTGATCACATATTGTTCGGGTATCTTGCCTTCACTTTCATTGACGATAATTTTTGTAACTTTGGCTGCATCTACAAACAACCATTTTTGTGTTTGCGGATCTCTAACGAAAAAACAATCTCCGTACTTGAAGGTGTTGCGCACAATTCTAAATATTCTTGTTTCAAATTGTTGTTGCTTGGTCCACTTTTGTAAACTGTCTTTTAGTAATTTTACTTCAGTTGAAGTGGGTTTGCCTTTGAAGTAAAAATGAAACGGTGTGGCATTTTCTTTGTCTTTTTGTGTGCAGAATTCTGCAAGTATGTCTAAGGCAGCATTGACTTCTGAATCCATATCCATGGTATCATACTGCATATATCGTTCAACACGATTGGGACTTCCTGCATAAACATCTGGTAAAAAACTAGAATAGTTTGCACGAGCCGGACCCGGACGGCCACCCCCAATGGGACTCATCGATCCTGTTTGATTTTCTATTTTTATCGGCGTAAAATATTTTTTCCAGCTCATTATTTTTCCAAATTATACAGGTGATTTAAACATGTCACCAAAACTAAATCCTTTTTGCACACGTAGCTGATCACTATTGATGTTGGCCAATTGACTATTGATAGATATTAATTGTTCCAACTTACTATTTAACGAAGACAGCTGTGATACTGAATCATCTTGACCAAGTGATTGTTTACCAGTTTGGGTTTCAACGTCGTTGGAATTGTCATATCCGCGGCTACCGCCTTTGTTGGCTGCATTGGATTCTGGTCCAGCAACACTGCTGGCCGCATCAGCCATTTCTATACGTTTCAGTAGACTTGTTACAGAACCCATTGCAGATTCTGCTGGATCTGGGGCATTGTACTCAGCTGCTGCATCAATACCTTGGCCTTGTAATGCTGCTGCCATGTCCGATAATTTTTGTCTCATCATCTCAGTCTTCTCAACAAGCTCTGGACTGGTATCAGCAAACGTATTTTTGGAATCACCGCTTCTCAGAAAATCTACGCTATCTAATTGTGCTCTAAGCTGATTGTATGCAACTTTCATAGAAGTTCCAAGATCAGGAGCTTTTGGCATATTGCTAAAAGTCACAGGAATGTTTTTACCGCCTGGCAACGGTACCACAGCTTCGGTGCCGTGTAATTCAGCATCAAATCCACTCATAGGACCTTTAACAATCCCCCCATCTTTTGCTGAAGGTTTACCTGTATCTGGACTAGTTTCTTTCCCGCCTGCTCCTGCAACTTTTACAGATTTACCTGGTGCTGCAGGATTGTCAGGGGATCCTCCCCTGGCTTCTTTGGCTTCTATGTGCCAGGCTTCTGCACTCACAGGTCGAGCAAAACCAAATTTTTCAAATAGACCTAGACCTACTGCTTTGTTGGCATCTGCAGAATTTATATCAAAAGCTAGACCAACTTCGTGTTTACTACGTCCTGGAGGAGCTGCTCTTGGCGATCCATACTTTTTAAATAATTCTGCTTGTTCTTTTGAATCTCTATAGGCAGTATTAACCTGCATCTTTTGACCGGTAGTATTGAAATATTCTGATGCCATTCCAGCAAGACGTTTTTGAACTCCAGGTTCCAGGCCTTGTAGATTTACTCCAGGTTGAAGTTTTAGATATTTTGATAAGTCGCCAACGTCAGCCTGCATGCCTTCTGGTGATGCACCAGTTGGTTGTTTGTCACCCACAGCTGGTAATTTTGGACCACCAAGGTCTCCACTAGCAGATCCACTACCTCCACCACCACCGGAAGATGATGATGCAGCGCCTCCGGCCGCGCCTCCGCTACCACCACCACCACCGCCTCCTGCTGATGCTTTTCCGGCAGCACCACCACCACCTCCACTAAGACCTCCAGCTTTCATTGCTTTAGCAATTTCTTCAGGCGTTTCTGCTTTGCCGTTCTTTAAAGGTGGTGTACCGGGTGCTGATTTAAGTTTGCTGGCATTTTTATCAGCTTCTTCTTTTTCTTTCTTTGAAGTGTCTAAACGTTTTTGTGCAGCGTTTAAAGATTCTAGTGCTGCTTTCTTTTCTTCATCAGTTTTGGCAGCTGCATATTTTTTATCTGCTTCTTGAACTTCTGATCTTGCCGAAGCCAGTGCTTTTTCTTTTTCTTGTTGCTGTTGTGCCGCTTTAATATTGTTAGCAAAGAATCCGTTCTGCTGTGCGCTAAACGAGTTAAGCATGGCCATAGGACTGGATAGATCAACTTCTTTAGTTTCTGTTTTGGCTTCGGCTGCTTTTTTCTCAGCTTCAGTTTTGTCCCCAACTGCTTTTAATTCAGCTTGTTTTTTGGCTGCAATGCCATCTTTACTGCGCTGTTCGTTACGTGCTGCTATTGCTGCATCACGTTTGTCTCTTGCATCTAGCTTCTTAGCTTCTTCTGGATTTGTTTTTCTAAGAGCTTCTCTTTCAGCTTTAGCTTTGTCTGCTGCGGCTGCTTTATTTCTAGCTGCAGATTCTGCAGTTTCTTTCTCGTCGGCAGCTTTTTTATCAGCAGCAGTTTTGGCATCTGCTGCTTTATTTGCTTTCATTTGATTGCCCATATCGGCAGCAATCTCATTTCTCTTTTGACCTTCGGCTGATAATTCTTTTTCAACTTCTTGTATTTCTTTCTTGAAACTTACTCCTGGAATTAAATCTAATAATTTAAAAATTCCCATTTTAAGTTGCAAAAATACTGTTTTCATTATGCTGCCGACGTAACTAACAGCATCTCTCAAGACGTTAAAATCAATTCCTAGACCTTTAACACCATCAACTAGTTTTTTAGCACCGTATACTAATAGCCCCACAACAGCTATAACTGCAAGTACAGGGGCTGCTATTGCTAGAAAAGGAGCCACAGCAGTCCATACTCCCGCTGCCATGGCTACCAACGATGCAATAAATGGTAACGATGCCACTGCTTTGGCCGTGTCAGCTGCTGCTGAACCCCAGGCTGCAAGGGTCTTCGCTGTATCAGCGGCTGCACTAGCCCATGCGGCAACAGTAGCAACAACTTTGGCAGCAGTAAGTCCAATCATTACTCCCATAAACACTGCTAGTATAGGTTCTAGATTGTCTTCAATAAAATCACTAACTACATAAAGTGAACTTTCAAATAGTCCAAGAACTCCTCCTGTGCTTTCCAACAAAGGATTTAACATAGATCCAATAATACCGCCTAATTTTTCTATTATCGGAACCACAGCAGTAGTTACAAAATCTGCTAGAATTCTAAATGCTGGCATTACATAGTTTTGGACAATGCCTACAGCAACTCCAAGCACAGCCGTAAACAGTTTAGCTGCAGGTATTAACACACTACCAACTACCTCTGCCAGTGTGCCCATTGCACCCATCATCACATCAATTAGACCACTACTGGCCAAGAAGTTGGTAAATGTATTACTGAATTCTGCAAGTTTTTGTTTGGATTTTTCTAACGCCTCTGCCTGATTGGCTTTTTTTAATGTCTCAGCTTGTTCATCTGTGGCCTGGGACAATCCATTAATCTTTTGTCTTGCTAACTCAGCACCGCCACTGTAGGTGTCTCCCATTTCTTTATTAAACTGTCCAACACTTTTTAGAGTCTTGTTACGTTCTCTTGCTTCTTCGATACCTGCGTTCCTAGTAGCATTCATAGACTCTTTGCTGATTTGACCTCCTGCCTGCAATGTACGACCATGTGCCTGCATCTGACTGGCCAATTTGGGATACATGGCTGCCATTTTTACACCTTCTTCAGAAGTAATGGTGCCAGTGGCCAACATATCTTTAATGGCGCTTTGTTGTGCTTTGGGGAAACTCTGTATGTAAGTCAACATATCTGATCGTTGCTTTTCATCCAGATGCTGCATAGCAGCTTCTACCTGTGCATCTTTGGCCAATCTCTCTCTTTCTTTGGCCAAGTCCTCTCTATTTTGTCCTGTAATCTTGGACAGTCCATTTAGTTCTTTCATGTAGGTGGCAGCACCCTGTGCCAGTTGAGTATTACTAGCACCTTGTAGCCTGCCGCTAGATCCCATTGTAGCTATGTAACCGGCCATTCCTTTGTTGATACCTTCAGTGGAATATCCCAATCGTAACAGTTCATCACCTAGGCCACTCTGCTTCATCTTCTTGCCAAGGTCGGCAAATCGTTTAGCTCCCGCTTCTGTAGTTCCGCCTAGTTCAGCCATGGCCTGGCCGTTACTAGATACTATCTTACTAAACTGATCCACTGTTAATCCTGCACCGGAAGCAGCATTGGTCATGGCATTCATACTGCCGCCAAATGTTGCACCAACGCTGGCCAATTGCTGATAAGATCCCAGTTGTTTTTCGGCTGCTGCTGCTACTGCGCCAAACACACCTGCAAGCATTGGTCCTACCACAGGTATCATACTGAACGAACTGGCTGCAGAAGTTAAACTGTTACCCATACTGGCCAGCTGGCCTGCGGCAGAAAATGCTGATTGTGTTAGACTTAGAAAGCTACCAGCTACAACACCTGCTCCAGTTGTTACTTTGCTAAATGCAGTAGATGCCGCACCTGTGGCTATTCCCAATGCTGTCAATCCCTTACTGCTTTTTCCTATCTGTTGTGTTTGTTGTCCTTGAGCTTTATTTGCGGCAGCAGATGCTCCAGGAGTTATTCCTCCGGATGCTCCTGCAGGTGGTGCTTTGCCAGGTGGCGGTGCTTTGCCAGGTGGCGGTGCTTTGTTATTTGGGCCTTGAGAAGATTTTAATTGTTTCTGGATGCCCTGCATCACTTTCAACAATTCTTCTAAAGTATGTTCCGATGCGGCATTTTCGGCAAGTATTTTACCAATGCCAGGAATGTCAATTTCTACTTTTTGAGCCATTTATTTTTTCCGGAAAAACTACGTATATAAATAAGATACCGTTAATAGTATTTATTGGAGATCAAATCTATGGAAAACAACCAACAGCCCAAGAAGACCATGTTGTCTAATTGGTATAGACAACCTAAAATCTATATTAGGTTGCCTTCTAAGGGTGAATACTATGCTAACGATGCTTTGGATAAAAGCACCACAGGAGACTATGCTGTCTATGCAATGACCGCCAAAGATGAACTGATGTTCAAAACTCCAGATGCATTGTTAAACGGACAAAGCACCGTAGAAGTTCTTCGCAGTTGTATTCCTGCAATTCAAGACCCATGGAAGATGCCCAGCATTGATGTTGATGCGGCATTGGTAGCTGTACGTATTGCAACCTACGGGGAAAAAATGGAAGTTAGTACAAATTGCCCAAATTGTGAAGCAGTAAATGATTATGAAATCAATCTCAACACTTGGTTGGAAAAATTAAATCAATTTCAATTTGATCCTAAGGTTACAGTAGATCCATTAACTGTTTATGTTAGACCCTATACCTATTTAGAAATGACTCAGACCAGTTTAAAAAGTCTAGAGCAACAGCGCATTTTTGGTGTTATCAACGACGAAACTCTCAGCGATGAAGAAAAATTAGACAAGTTTGGCAAGAGTTTTAGCAAACTCACACAACTAACTGTTGATGTAATTGCTCAATGCGTGGCACAGATAGAAACTCCAGATGGTATTGAAACTGATGCAACTGAAATAAAAAACTTTATTCACAATTCACCTAAAGAAATTTTCAATGCCATTGCAGACCATGTACAGGCATTAAAAAGCAAGATTGATATTCCTGCTCAAGAAGTCAAGTGTACCAGTTGTGAAACAGAATTTCTGATGCCAGTGACAATGGATCAATCAAATTTTTTCGCAGTAAGATCTTAAAACTTTCCGTACCGGAGATCTTACAAGAAGCCGAAAAGATGGAAAAAGAGGTACGGAAGATCAAAAAAGAAGCTTTTCAAATGGCCTGGTATATGCGTGGTATGAGCTATGCCGAAGCCATGAATCTCAGTTGGGATGAAAGAGAAATTATAGGCGAAATTATTAAAGACAATCTAGAAACTACCAAGAAGACACAACTACCGTTCTTCTAACAAAAAGGACTCCTAGGAGTCCTTTTATTTTGTTTATTTCTTTCTAAAAAGACTAAACCCTTCGAGTACAGTACTGCCAGTGTTTATTTTGCTAGCCATTTCTGGTTGTGCTGCACCTGCTTTAATTTTTTTCCTTATTCCGCCCAATGCGCCTGAACCGTATTCTGCTTTTTTGCGAACATTATTAAGTGCCTGTCCAGGTAATGATTTACCTGTTTGTGTATCAAATGTCTGCTGACCAATGTTAGCAGCACGTTTAGTTCCAACAGTTGCTACAGGATTTGCAACAACTTTTTCACCGCCTGGTGCTGTGGTAGTTGCATCTGGTGCTGCTTTTTCCGGAGCAGCATTTGGATTACCAGGCTTTGCTGTATTAGTTTTACTAACAGGAGCGTTGGCCATAGTGTTTGGTGCTGCTCCGCCTTTGGCTAGTTGTCCTGCCATAGCCCCCATTGCTCCACCCGCTGTTGGCTTAGCTGGTGCTGCTCCACCTGCTGCTGGTGCTGCCATTGATTTTTGTAACAGTTGTAGAATACGTTGTTTGCCTTTTTTATCTAGCTTGTCAATGTTGGCCTTGACCTGAGAATACATTGTTTGACCGGCTTGTGCTTGATCTTGACCTGCAAGTGCTGCTCCAGTTTTAGCCGCTGCCTGTTTGGCCACAGTACCTTGTATTGGTTTTGCTTGGGCTGTGCCTTTTGGTCCAGCCTTGTTGATATCTGTGGTACTAGGAGGAGTTGTTGCAGGTGCTGTACCTGCTGCCGGCTTAGCTGGTGTCGCTGCCGTATCAGATGCTGTTCCCGCTGCTGGATCTTCTGCGCCTGCTGCTGCACCACTAGATGAACTGCCAATAACATTTGGATCGTTAATTGCTGATAATCCTTGATTTTGTCCTGCTTTAACACCCGCTATAAAACCTTTAGGTTGAGTAGAAGTTCCTCCACCTGCTGCTTTTTTTGCAATAGGTTTGCCAGTTGCAGTGCCATCATCAGTAGCAGCTACCTGTGACTTTCCTGCTTGGAATCCTTTTTTAGCAGCAGCACCTAGGCCAGCAATGCCTCCAGCAACAGCACCAATACCTTTTGCAGCCATTCCTGCTACATTACCTATAGCTTGACCAAACTTATTAAATTTAGGTCCTTCATCAAGCTGATTAGTTGATTCGATTAAAAGGTCATTGATTCTCATTTTAAAGTTTCCTAAAAGATTATAGTTTATTTATTACATCTATGAGCTAAAGCTCATATTCGTTTTCGCTTATCGCTCAACGAATTTTCTTTCTCTTAACATTGATTACACTAAGTGCGAAGCACTTTAAATATTATCTAGATTGTTCAGTCACACTTAGCCCTGACGGGCTAAAAATGAACATTATCTGAGTTGCACAATGTCACATAGCGTTACAGCATTACTAAGGCGGTCGTCCGGTACCTTTAGCTGCGTCTTAATACGACGGCGGGTCTGCAAATATACGCTAACATATTTACAGCCGTGGGTTCTTCACCCTCTTTTAGCCTTGATTGACACTTTCTTGTACAGTAAACCGGTTCCGTAGGCATATCCGATCATGGTCCTGTTAAGGATACTACTGTACAACCCCTCTGCCAAGTAGGGAATTCCATTGACTGTGATCCGAGATCCAGCTTTAAGGGCACACTAACAACGCCGGTGCGGGCTTATTTGGCAGTCTTTTGCCTGAATTTATTGAGCCTAATAGTACCTTGCGGTAGTGTGTGTCTATTACTTTTTGGATTTTTTGAGGATGTGTGAGCCGTGAACTCGAACCTGTATGTGACCGTTGTACCAGTCAGTGGATTCTAGAACTTTGTGTTTGAATTGTTCTCTTGCCTCGATGTAGCTGCATTCTGATTTGTTTTTGCAGTAAAATAGTATTTCTCTGGTGAAGTTATCTTTGCCTAGTGCCTGTATGTCTGCTGTTAGCGCATCGCTAGAACCATAATAGTCCTTCCAGTCGCTTTCGATCTTGCCTCTAATTTTCTTTTTCTTCTTCTTGCCGTTTTTAAGTGTGATTGTTTTGTATGTTGTTTTAGCGAATTTTGCTAGTTTTTTGCCTATATACTTGCGTCCAGAGACGACATTGGTAATAAGATATACGAATCCGATATATTCTTCTGATACTTCTTCAACGATTTTTTTCTTATACAACCATGTCATCCCTTATGTATCTTAGGAGGCCTGCCTACCATGCCTTTTCTGGCTTGTTTGCGTACTTCTCTCTTTGTTTGTATTTCTACTCTTCGTATGCTGGCTTGATCTCTAATTTCTGATAGTGCGTTTCTTGCTTTGATGCCTGCTTCGTCTGAATTTTTGTATTCAAACCGATCCTGCCATTTAAAATATTCCTGGAAGGCCTGAATCATTTTATCGTGTGCTTCTGTAGTCAAGCAACAATCTCCACATCGTTGCTGTAGCTTGTAAATCCGTTCTCCTTGATAACTTTGAGCACGTGGTTAACACGGCTGGTTAGATCGTCTCTATGTGAAATTAGGAAAACATTCTTGTTGCGTTCACGTGTCATCTTCTTGAGCACAGCAATGCTTGATTCAACACCGCTGGCATCCATACCTGAATCTACCAGTTCGTCAATGAATAATAGGTTAATGGCCTGATATAGATTTTCCCACACATCACGAAATGCCCAACTCAAACTTAATATAAGTCTATTACGTTCACCCCTACTGAGATTGTCAAAGTCTAGATCCTGCCCCAACTGTGTAATGATCACGGTAAGATCGTTTTGAAACTCCACAGTGTGCGGAAGGCCAATCTTATCTAGATAATAAGTCAATCGTTGATTGAGATAGGCCAAGTTCTGATCAATTATGCGTTTACGAATAAAGCTGTCTTTGTTGGTCAGTAGCTTGTGCAAAAACTCTTGATGATCTTTGATTCTGATTATTTTATTAAGATTGTCATAGTCAATGACCTGTAATGC